TCTGGTGCGGAGGGAACAAGAAGTCGGAGACGAATTGGCAGCAGCTTGCGACCGCGCTCATGTCGCGGCTGAACGCGCTCGGGCACGGCGAGGAGATCAACACGATGGCTGCGGCCGCGCGGTTCGACAAGGAGACCGCGCGGTCCTTCCGCTTCATGGCCGACAAGTGAGCGAGGGGGTGAAGGAGACCATGGCAGACCAGGAGACGATGGCAGGTCCGGAGGACGAGGTCCGGGAGATCGACGCGACGCCGGTGATGGGCGTGGGCACGCTCGGCTCGATCGTACGAGCTGAGGTCGATATGCAGATCACGACCGCCAAGCGATACCCGCGGAGCCTCTCTCGATTCAAGAACGAGGTTCGCACCATGGCGTGCCTCGATCAGGAGACGGCTGAGTCGTGCATGTACACGCTGAAGCGGGACGGGAAGAGCATCACCGGTCCCAGCGCGCGCATGGCGGAGATCGTCCTGTCCGCCTGGGGCAACGCGCGCGGAGGCGCGCGGATCGTGGACGACTCGGGCGATTTCGTCACGGCCCAGGGCTTCATGCACGACCTGGAGCAGAACGTCGCGGTCTCCTTCGAGGTTCGCCGCCGGATCACGACGCGCGAGGGCAAACGCTACAGCGCGGACATGATCGGGGTGACCGCGAACGCCGCGGCGTCGATCGCCTTCCGCAACGCCGTCCTCAAGGTCGTCCCCAAGGCGTATTGGGGTCCCGCATTCGAATCGGCGCGGGCGACGGTGCGCGGGGAAGCCAAGACGCTCGTTCAGCGCCGCGCGGCCGCGCTCGATGCAGTCTCGAAACTCGGCGTCTCGACCGATCGCCTCCTCGCCACGCTCGGCGTCACGGGCATTGAGGACATCGGGCTGGACGAGCTGGTCTCGCTGAAGGGTATCCTCAACGCAATCGAAGAGGGCGACACGACCGTCGACCAGGCGTTCGTGAGCGCCCGCCCGAACGGCGGACCCGCTGCACCGGCCAGCTCGAGCGCTACCGGGATGGCGGGTCTCAAGGCGGCGGTGGGCACGGATACGCCCACGGCCTCACCGGCGCCGGAAGCGCCCGTTGTTTCGCCGCCGCCGCCAGCTCCCAACCCCGCAACCCCGCCGGCTGCCGGGACGTCCTCTCCCGTCTCGGCGCCGGCGTCACCCCAGCCTGCCCCAGCTCGAGATCCGCACCCGACGTGCACCCGGCTTGGGATCTCGATCGAGCTCCAGGACCTCGCCTTCTCCGCGGCCGCGCGCACAGCTGCCGGCAAGCTCGTCGGGGAGAGCCAGGAGATCACCAATTTCCACGCCCGCATGGCCGAGGTCGAGCGCCTGGTCACGGCCGCGAAGTCGGAGCGCGCCGCGCATCGGAAGGCCGAGGCCGCGTCGTAAATGGGCGAGGCCCTCGAAAAGGCGACGGATCAGCTCTTCCAGCGTCAGCTGGAGGAGGCCCGAGCGCGCTGCCGTAGAAACATCACCCGCTCGACCGTCTTCTTCGATATCGAGAGCGGAGGACTGGATCCCGCGCATCCGGACATCCAGCTCGCCGCCGTCGCCGTCGACCAGGAGAGCCTCGAGGAGCTCGCGAGCCTCGAAGTGAAGATCCAGTTCAACGAGGCGGACGCGGATCCCGAGGCACTCAAGCTGAACCACTACGACCGCGAAGTATGGGCGCGCGAGGCGGTCCCGGCGTCCGTGGCCGTGAATCGGTTCTCGCGCTTCCTCGACGGCTTCCGCGCGATCGAGTTCGTCTCGAAGCGAACCGGGATGCCGTACCTGGTCGCGCGTCTTGCCGGCCACAATGCGGACCGCTTCGACGGGCCCAGGCTCAAGGCGCTCTTTGAACGACAGGGCGCCTTCGCCCCTTGGGATCCGCGCATCCGGTGCACGTGTCAGCTCGCAATGTGGTTCTTCGACGCGAACGGGATCCCGGGGCCCGAGAACTACAAGCTGGAAACGCTCTGCCGTTACTTCGCGATCCGGAATGCGGACGACACGTCCCACGACGCGCTCGCCGACGTCCGGCTCACGATCGAGCTCGCGAGGACGCTCGCCGCGGCGTGGCGACTTCAGGGGCATATGGCGCCGCGGTACCTGACGCCATGACAGATCTTCGGAACCATGCGCTCTTCCGCGCCTGGCTCATGCGGCTCATCCGCGAGATCGAGCACCACAGATTGCAGAGGGCCGCTCACTAGGAGTCTCCGAGCATCATCGGCAAGCGCTGGGTGGGGAGAATCTGGTGCAACGCGCAAGGGAAGGCGCCGGCAGAAGGTACCGGGGTTGTGAGCGGCCCGACTGTGAACGCGTATTCCTGCGCCGGTCGCCGAGCCAGCGGTACTGCGGCAAGAGCTGCGCCGGGAAGCACTGGTGGGAGCGGGCTCGGGAAGAAGTGAAGAAGGTCATGCGCGGGATCCTCGAAGAGATTCGTATGCGGATCCCGCGCTACGCCATTCGGAGCTGGACGGCGAGGATGGGGCCGCCTCAGCTCTCGATGCTGATGGACGTCGGGCCCGGGAGGGCAGGCCCGACTCGATGTTGATGGTCCTGGCAAGGCGTCGATATGGCCGAGGGAGTGATCAACCCGCGGTAGAGATCCTCCGGATCCGACGCAAACCGGACCGACGCCGTCGTTCTGAGCCATATCTCGGGAGGGCGGCGACCAATGTGAAGGCGGCTCGAAGCGGCGGGGGCGTCGTCGAGGGCTGCCATGGATGCGAGGACAGCGCGCTCCCGGGTTTGATCAGCCCGGGGACGTCAGACACCGAGCCCAGCTGGCACGTCGGGGGCAGCCTGCGAGAGGCGACTAACAATCGCACGAGCAGGGACGCTTAGGTGACCCAGCGCGCTGTAGCGAATGTGGGGAGGGGCGCCATGAGCCATTGGAAACACGAGTGGCACGGGAAATCTCGTCATGCGGGACAGGCGAAGCGACGTCGGGCGAGCTCGCGCAGAGCGCGTCGATGGTTCCGCGCTTCGCTTCGTCACACGATCAGGGTCATCAGCTGTGAGCAACGGAGGGCAGCATGAAGAAGCACGCTCGGAAAATCGGGACGAAGCGCCCGGATCCGCCAAAGAGCGGGACGTGCCAGATCTGCGGCTGCACCGATCGCCAGGCCTGCCCGGGCGGATGCGCGTGGGCGAATCCCCAGCACACGATCTGTACGAGCTGCGTTCGGTGAGCATCCGCCACTACCGAACGACCTGCAGAAAGTCGGTCGAATGAAGCTGGCACCTGGACTGAATCTGCCGAAGGACGCGATCACGCAGAAGCTGGCGTTCCTCGGGCGCACCGGCAGCGGAAAGACGTATGCCGCTACAAAGCTCGCCGAGGAGATGCTCGCCGTGGGCGCGCAGATCATCGTGCTCGACCCGGTCGGAGTCTGGTACGGGCTCCGCCTCGCGTCGAACGGGCGTGATCCGTCCGGGATCGATATCCCCGTATTCGGCGGCCTGAAAGGCGACATCCCGATCCAGCCCACTGGCGGGCAGCTCATGGCCGACGTACTGGTGGACAGCGGCCGATCGGGGATCCTCGATGTGAGCCAATTCGAATCGGACGCGGACAAGGCGCGGTTCGCACGAGCCTTCGCCGAGCGATTCTTCTTCCGGAAGAAGGCCGCCCCCTCCGCGGTGCATCTGTTCCTAGAAGAGGCCCAGGAGTTCGCGCCTCAAAATCCTGCCAAGGACGAGCCGCTGATGCTCCACGCATTCACGCGCCTCTATAAGCTCGGTCGCAATTTCGGGATCGGCGGCAGCCTGATCTCCCAGCGGCCCCAGGAGGTCAATAAGAAGGTCCTGAATATGACCGAGTGCCTCTTCGCGTTCCAGATGACCGGAATCCAGGAGCGGAAGACCGTTCAGCAGTGGACGCACGACAAGGGGCTCGATCGAGACCTGACGGACGACCTGCCGAAGCTCGCTGTCGGGACCGCCCATGTGTGGAGCCCGCAGTGGCTCCAGATCTCGAAGACGGTCTACATCGCGCAGAAGGCCACGTTCAACGCGTCGAGCACCCCTGCGGTTGGCGCGGCCACGAAGACGCGCGAGCTCGCACCGATAGACCTGGCGAAGGTCGAGAAGCAGATGTCTGAGTCCATCGAGCGGGCGAAGCAGACGGATCCGCGCGAGCTGAAGCGCCGGATCGCGGAGCTCGAGCGCGATCTCGCGACCGCGCGGACGTCGACGCCGGCGCCGGCGAAGGTGAAGACGATCGAGCGCTCCGTCGTGAAGCCTGCCGACGTCGCGCGGATAGAGCAGGTCGTTACGCGGATCGAGAAGCTCGGCGAGCTCTACCCGATTCTGCGCGAAGTCGCGGATGATCTGAAACGCTCTCTGAAGGTCGCCGCGGGGCCCGCCGGCGCCGCGCTACTCCCGCCGCCGGCTCACCCCAGCCGTGATATCCAGGTTGCCATGTACCGGGAGCCAAAGCCTTCGGCGATCCGGATTCCGGCAGGCACCCCGAACGGCGCCGCGGACCGACTGGGCGCTGGCGAGCGGCGGGTCCTCCTCGCGGTCGCGCAGCACCCCGGTGGAGTGACACGCGAGCAGCTCACCGTCCTGACCGGGTATCGCCGCTCGAGCCGCGACACCTACATTCAGCGACTCCGCGCGAACGATCTCCTCACGATCAACGGTCAGATGATCGAAGCATCGCCGGCGGGAATCCAGACCCTCGGCCCCGACTTCGAGCCGCTACCAACGGGCAGCGCTCTCCTCGAGCATTGGCTCGGGAAGCTCCCCGAGGGCGAACGCCGAATCCTCGGTATCGTCGCCGACGTCTTCCCCCGATCCATCTCTCGCGATCAGCTCACCGAAGCGACGGGCTACAAGCGGAGCTCGCGCGACACGTACGTGCAGCGCCTGAGCGCGCGCCGGCTGGTCGACGTTTCCACTCCGGGCGAGGTCCGCGCGGTGGAGATGCTTTTCTCATGAGCAAGCTCTGTGAGTGTGGCATCGAGATCGAGTTCGCGGTCACGCCGAACGGTAAGCGGATCCCGCTCCGGAAGATCGAGCAGGTCTATCGGATCGAGAACGGGAAGGCGATACCGATGCCCGGGCTCCACCAGTCGCATTACCTCGACTGCCCCCTGGCGAAGAAGTTCAGCGGGAAGAACCGGTGACCAGTATGCGGCGCGTGTGGGCTCCCACGTGGCGAAACCCGTTTCGCACTCGCATCACGAGTCCTGGGCTCGAACGCCTGGACCGTGTGATCGCGGCAGCCAATCGAGACTTGGAAAAGCGCGGATTCAACGTGAAGGCGATCACAGCGTTCCACAAGAGGCACCCCGAGTTGTTCCCGCCGCTTACTCCGGAGCAAGCGAAGTGGCTGGATGTTTTCAAGTACAGCAACGCTGACCCGTTCAAGCATCCGCATCTCAAAGCAGAGTATGACTCGCTACCAGCGCCGCCTGCCCCGCCGTGGACGCCAGAGCTGCGTGCGGAATACCAGTCTTACCAAGGAACGCCGGAGCAGATCAGAGCGGCGGGTCCGTGGCCGAAGTTTGAGGAAATTGTGTGATGTCCGAGCCCACCTTCCGCTGCCGCGTCTATGGGCTCCCGGTAGGTCAGGGGCGGCCGCGCGCCACGATCCGGCGGAACTGGAAGCCGCGGTTCGAAGGCGATCTCCCGAAGCCGATGGTTTACGACCCGCCGGAAGCGAGGGACTGGAAGCGCACGATCGTCGCCCAGGCGATTCCGGAGAAGCCGGAGCGGCCATTCGAATGCCCGGTCTCGATGCGGCTTCTCTTCTACTTCGCTCGCCCCCAGACGATCACGAGGCCCTGGCCGAGCGTCCGGCCCGACGTCACGAACCTCGCGAAAGCGATCGAGGACGCGTTGAACGGGATCGTCTACCTGGACGACGCGCAGATCGTGGACCTCCACGTTCGGAAGGAGTACGGCAGCCAGCCCGGTGTTGAGATCCTGATCTGGCATCTCGGGAAGAACGCCGCGGCGCCGCCGGAGCAGACGATGCTGCTCTTTGGAGAGGCGACGTGATCGTCTACGCGAAATGCCGTCATCCGTACACCGAGGAGAATTCTTACGACTGGCATCGACCGTGGCGCAAAGGGGGAAAGAAGCGCCGCTGCCCACGGTGCCGAACTTGTCAGAGCCTGAAGCAGAAGATCCGCTGGAGGAGCGATCCGGTTTACCGCGCGAAGCTGCTCGCGCAGTCGAAAGCATGGGCGAAGAGGAACCGCGAGAAGCGAAAGCAGATCGTCCGGCGGTGGGCCGCGGGCAAGGGGCCGTACCTCGGAGAGCAGCATCGCCTCCCGAGGCAGATCTACAAGGACCTCAGGCGCTACATGATTCAGGACGGAGCATGGCCCACGGAGGCGATCGCATGACCGAGCAGGAGATCCTGTCACAGCTACGCGAGCTGCGCGCGGAGTCGAAAATCCTCGAGGAAGCGCACGACGATCATCAGGCGAGGGCGAAGGAGCTGAAGAAGCAGATCGACGCGAAGCGGGAGAAAATCGACGAGCTGATCGACGAGTCCGAGCGGCTCGCGAACGACCCGCAGGCGCGGATCCCGTTCGGTCAGGAAGCGGCCCGCGAGTCCCAGGCCGCTCGCGAGCTCGAATGTGCGCCCGGCCAGGCGCACGTGTGGGAGACGATCCGGAACGACGAGGTGATCGTCCAGGTCTGCGAGAATCCGGAATGCCGAGTGCTGAGGAGCGGCGCGCCGAAGGACGGCGGAGAGCCGGATTGGTCGTACATCTTCCCGATGCCGGGCGTGTCGGAGGAAGAGATACGGGAGGCGCCGGCCGAGGGCGAGCTGGTGCCGACGGAGCCGGCATGAAGACGGGTTGCGGGGTTTTCAGGCAGCGCCGGATCCAAGCTGATTCCCGAGCCGCCCAGCTGCTCGCTCGGCTTCCTGCCTACTGCCTACCCCCTCAGCTCGCTCCGGAAATCAGGAGAGCCCACGACGCGCGCGCCGACTTCGAAGCGCTGAGCATCGAGGCTGCCCATGCCCACGCCGCGCGCCCGAAAGCGTAGTCGCCGGCGGCAGCTGCGGCCGCTCCGGAAGCACCTGACGCGACCGCAGACGCGGGCTCGCGCGAAGCGGCTCGTGCGGAAGGAGCGGCTCCAGCGCCTGGACGGCTGGAAGCGCACGGAGAAGCGCAGGCAGCTGGAGGCCTCATGAGCCATGAGTTCGTGATCTGCGGGCAGATGTGCTATTGCGACGGCGAGGACCACGGCCAGCCGGCGCCGGCCGATTGCATCCACGACTGCGGCCCCGAGTACGAGGAGGGCGAGTTCGACGATGATTGGGACGAGGACGAATGAACCGCCCCGTCTACACCGTCCCGCGAGATCCGGGTCCGGACATGGTCTGCCCGAATCCAAAATGCAGGAGCTTTGCAAACGCGCAGGGTCCGGCATTTCGGCATGGTCGATATGAGAGCCGCGGCGGTCCGGTCGGGCTCTTCTCGCGGCGTTACAAGTGCAACGGCGGCCATTCGTTCAAGGTGACCTGGTCGGAGCTGATCGAGGAGACGGCAAAGGAGGCGTGACTTGAGAGAGCTGGAGGATTTCGTTCTGATCGTTCTCGCGGCCGTGGTCGTGGCCTGCCTCTTCGCGCTCGCGACGCCGGCGAAGGCGCAGAGCGCGTCGCTGACGCTCGACTGGACCAGCCCCGGCGACGATGGCAACGTGGGCACTGCGGCGACCTACGAAATGCGCTACCGCTCGGTCGCGCCCTCGGACACGACGCAAGCTGCGATCGCGACCTGGTGGACGTCGGCGACTCCAGTGACGGGGCTCCCGGCGCCGGCGATCGCGGGGACGTTGCAGAGCGCCACGATCAACGGCCTGTCGATGGGTGTGACCTACTGGATCGTGATGCGCACGGCGGACGAGGTGCCGAACTGGTCGCTCTACTCCAACGTGGCGAGCAAGTTCATTCCCGACACCGTGCCGCCGGCGAAGATCACGGACGAGAGGGTGCGCTGATGGCTGCGGAAGCAATCTGCGACGGCTGCGAGAAGCGCGCCCCGATGGAGTACTTCAACGGCTCCTGGCACAAGCCTCGGAGCTGGTTCGAGCGATCAGACAAGAACGGACCCCAGACGGCGTGCTCACGGGAGTGCGTCGACAAGATCGCGGCCGCTACCGGGAAAACCGGGGTGATCCTTCCATTCTGATGGGCCTCCCCGTCGAAAACCTCAAGGAGGGCATGTATCTCATCTGCCTGAAGGGCCCAATGGTCAAAGCGCCGATCGGTCACATGGGAATCGAGACGCAGACGGTCGAGGAGCGTTCCCTGAACGGGCTGCTCCTCCGAGTCGTCGGGATCTCGCCGCCCTACGTGGCCGTGGATTGCTATCCGATCGGCGGGCGCGCCTTCCTGGACACGCGCCTCTACGAGCTTGGGGCGGCCTCGGAGAGCTATGTGAAAGCGCTCGCTCCAGTCGAGCGCCAGGTGCGGCCTGAGCCGCCAGCGCCGCTACCGATCATTCGATACGTGGCGCCCGAAGAGGAGAAGGAATCATGACCGGCTTTTCCTTCACCGACGCGCACCATTTCCGATGCGAAGACTGCGGCTGCCCGATGACGGTCTACACAGCGAAGGGAGCTGCGCCCTCGGACCGCCGCTGCTTCGAATGCCGCGCGAAGAAGGCGGCCGGTGCTAAGCTCGCAGCGGAGATCCCGCACCGCCCGATCCACCCGAGGAAACCGTGGGTCTGATCCTTGTCTTCGCTGTCGGCGGCTTCCTGCTGGGCTTCTTCGCGTCCGCAGCCGCGCGGGAGGCGAGGAAGCGCATGATCGGCCCGCCCTACGTCTTCACCTTCGATGCGCTGCCGGGGGCCGCGACGGTCGGTCTGCCGCCCGGGAAGACAGTCGATGCCTCGACGGTCTGCCCGTACTGCAAGCAGCCGGCCCTGGCGACCGTGAACCGGGAGACCATCTGGATCGACTGCCGGAATTGCGGGACCGTGAGGGGATATGCTATCGAGCCCGGCGTCGGAGAGTACGCGATCCAGGTTCCAAAGGTGGACGTGTGAGCGACGCGCTTCTCTGCCGATTCTGCCGCGCCCCGGTAGCGGACAGCGACTCCCTCCAGATGCATCAGGCCTGCCTCAAGACGGCCGGGCTCCCCTGGGAGGTCGAGATCCGGGACGGGAAGATCCTTCTTTGGATCGCGAATTGGGTGAGCGAGAAGGATCGGCGTCGAATCGTCGCCGGCTTCCGCCATGCGATCGAGACGCAGCTCCTCCGAATGCAGGGACTCCCCGGGATCGAGATCGCCCCGAATCCGCCTACCGAATCAGCAGCACCTTCCTCGCCGGCTCCTTGGGACGTTCCCGCCGCCTGACGAAGTAGATCCCGGTCGCGAGCTCCGTCCGCCTGAGCCGGCCCGCGTTCACGGTCCCGCCCTCCAGCTCGAGCAGGAGCCGCCCCCGGACGTCGAAAACGAGCCATCGCGGCCTGGCCTGTCCGGTCTCCTCGATCGGGACCCCCGTCGCCGAGGAGTCGGGCCGCACGGTGATCGGATCGGTCGCGCATCCCTCTCCGGCCCCGTTCTTCGCCCGTATGTCATACAGGCCGGGACCGACCGTGAACGTGTCCTGCGGGCTCGCGCTGCCGCGCACGTAGTGGCTCCGGAGGAAGGGCATGGGATCGTCCGGCCGATGCGGGATGCCCCATACCCAGCCGTAGAGCTTGGTCGAATCGACCCCGACCGCGGGCCCTCCGAGGCACTCGACCCGGACCGAGTCCGAGCCGAGGGATGGATCCACGGTCCGGAGCTGACCGGTCGTGGGAATCGTGAAGGTGATCGTGGCGGCCGCGGCGGCCGCGAGAATGGTGTCGAGCACGGTGTCGCCCCTGGAAAGAGAGCGGGGCCGTCCGGTCCTGGGGGGTTGATCCGAGCTGGCGAGCTTGGAGGACCTTCAGGCCCCGAGAGGTTGAGCGGGGCGGGCGCGCCGGCGGCCAGAATCCCCCGACGAGGAGGATGGCGCCGGTTCGTGTCGCCGCCGGCGGTGGCCCGACCCGCGTTATTTCGGTTCGCCTGCGATGAGGTGGACCCACAGGCCGCACGTCGGACAGAGCCAGGCGGAAACGGCGACGTGGCCGAATTCGATTCGCCTGAGGCGCGTCGCGGCGCCGTGGCAGAGAGGCGCCCCGTCCTCGGTGCTTCGGGTCTCGAGGACCTTGAGCGCGACCTTCGCGGCCACGGCCACTCCGGCTTTGACACCGACGCCCGCGACTCCCTTTGCGGCCTTCACGCCGGCGCCGGCGACGCTCTTCACGCCCTTGCCGGCGCCGCGGAGGATCTTCCCCGGCAAGCTCACGACTTCGGTGCGCTCGGCGCGTCGGAGGCGTGGATGAGTCCGAGCCCGGCCGTGATCGCGCCGATGAGCGCGGTCCAGGCGGCAGGATCGGTGAAGTTCCCGGTCTTCATGCTATAGAGCACGAACGTGACGACGCCGGAAGCGATCGTCAGAAATCCCTGGATGGTGGTCTTCGACATGATGAGGTACTCCCGTCTTCAAGATGCCCGCAGCTCCATCGGCCGGCGCGGGCCCCCCGGCCTGTTTCACATTGTTCGACGATGTTTCACGCGACGACCCATCGGCCCTCGCGAATGAAGCCGTGGTCGCCGCACTTCTCACCGCTCGGCAATTCGGCGCAGCACAGGAGGCTCGGCGAAACGGTCAGCGGCTCCCAGCTCAGCACCTGCCACAGGCTATTTGCATTCGTGAAGATCCGCCTGACTTCTGGGGTGTCGAAATGAATCGCGGCCTCGCACAGTGTTCCGTCTGGCCGGCGATGCATGATGCTCGCCCCCGCGCGCTCGATGTCGGCGATCTCCTTGCATTGAGGGTTGAGCTCTCGGTCCGGCCTCCAGCAGAAAAACTTGAGCCGATGCGTGGGGGCCAGTTCGAGATCGAAGACCTTCCATCGCTCTTCGCGCCATTCCTGCCACCTCTGCCATTCTGCGTCAGTCACGCCTTTAACCTTTCGGGATCTGCGAATTCAAAATGTTGTGGATCGTGCCGGCTGCCGTGGAAGTACCCGCCCCACGTGAAGCCTTCGGCCTCGAAGCACTCGATGACGTAGGGATGGATCCGGTCGGCTGTCCCGGATCCCATATGGTTGTCCGCGACGTCCAGATCGACCGCGATCCCGAGCGAGTGCATCGATGGCTTTTTCGAGCCCCGCTGCCTGCGGAGCGCGTAGCAGCCGCCGAAATCCCCGATCGTTTGCCACACTTCCTTCCGCTCGTAGATCCGCTCGAAGGCCTCCTCGAAGAAGGGCGCGAGCTTTCGGTGGCACCGAAACGTCTTCACCGCCTTCGACGGGATCCACGAGAGAGGGAGCGGCGCCGGCAGGAGCGCGTATCTGAGATTGAGCGCCTCCCAGGCCGGCGCGGCCGTCCCCTCATGGTTCACGTCGAGGAATGGATCTCCGAAGATGGCCGTAGCCTCTTCCCAGCTGAGCGTCTTCATCATCGATCGTCTTCTCCCGTGCGCCGGTAGCGGGGCAAACGCTCGAGGATCCGATCGAGCTTCCGGTTCATCTCGCGGATGTCCTGCTTCATGTCGTCCTGACGCTGCTCGACGGCCGTTACGCGGGCCTGCGTGCTCGCAAGCTCGGCTGCGTTCGTGATGCGGAATGCGAAGTAGCCCGTGACCGCGGCGATCACGAGCGAGAGCGCGGCCGTCACGATATGACCTTTCGCGCCGTTGCCGTTCGTTCCCGTCATCACTTCGCTCATGGAGCGGCCACAGTCCGCACGAGCTGCAGGTCGTCCAGATACATCGTGCCGGTGTAACCGTTCAGGTTGATGTCGCAGTAGAGCTCGTTGCGGTCAGCTGTGAGCCCGATCGAGACCGAGCGGGTGACGAAGGCGCCGGACGTGTCCGCAAGCAGCCCGAAGGTGGCGCTTTGGGCCATGCCATCGAAGGGGGCGCTCGAGAGCCCGAGCGAGAACCCTCCGGTGCCGCCTCCCGACGTCAGCGCGCCGACCGTCTTCTGCTTCACCGAGAGCTGCCAGGTCTCGAGGTTTCGGAACTTCCCTCGCGCGATGATCCGGATCAGCTTCCCGCTCTGATTCGTGAGGATGCACTTCTGGGAGGCGAGGCCTTCGTAGACGTTCGCCGGATTCTTCTCGATCGAGAAGACGACCCCTGAGGCCTGGTTGCTGAATGCGTCGGCGAGCCCATCGGCGTTCGTGTCTTGCTCGAAACCGCCGAAGCCGGCCAGGATATTCGTGCTCTTCGGAGGGCGTCCGACCGGCTTCACCGGGAGCCTCTTTCGCTCTCCGAGGAACGCGGCCCAGCGGCCCATGAAGGCGAAGGCGTCGTCGAAGCGGTTGGAAAGCGTCGTCCCGCCGGCGAGGATGCCCATCACTGCCGAGGAGTAGGCCTGGTCGGCCGTGACCGATCCGATCGAGAAGTACCAGTCGTTCTCGCCGACCCGGAATCGGACGAAGGAGTTCGAATTCGAGCCGAGCCGGAAGAAGATCGCATGGTTGTCGTTCTGCGCCTCGCCGGCGCCGCCGCTCGAGCGGTGCCAGCAGCCCACCGAAAAGACGTCGCCGGCGGCGACCGTAGGCGTGAGCGCCTGCTGGATATAGTCGGGCTCGGACGTCGTCGCGTGCTTCGTGAGCAGCCGCGCGACGGAGATCACGGGCGGTGCTGGGTCGTCCGTGCCGATCGACCAGGTCGCGGTCTTCGTTCCCTGAAGTCCCCAGCTGTCGGGGATCCCGTCCGCGTTGGTGTCGGTGTCGAAAGACGGGTTGAGGAGGAGATTCGTCGCCGGCGTGACCCCATCCATCGCCTGCGCGTAGTAGATCTTCGGGACCAGGACGATGTCTTTCCCCAGGCCGTCCCAATCGGTTTCCTTGCCCTTCAGGAGGACGTCCACCTTGCCCTTCAGCGTGGCGTCGGTCTTCGAGACGATCACGCCCGGGCGGATTCCGAGAAGGTTCCGGTTGTTGTCCTCGATGTAGACCTCGACCGCGGCTGTGCTCATGTCGCGCGCTCCGCTCACGTCGTTCAGGGTGAAGCGGATGATCGGGCCCTGGTCCCCATCGAGGACCGGATTCAGCTCTTTCACGCGGGCACCGCCTTCACCCGGAACTTGAAGATCCGGGAGCTCGTGCGCACGAAGGAGCGCCCGGCGGCCGTAACCAGGTAATAGTCGGGCGGCATGAGCTGGAAGCGGACGAGGACGAGCTTCTCCGCGGTGGGGAATTCATCGCCGCGAAGGCGGTACTTCGTCTTTCCATTCACCGTGTCCACCGCCGCGTCCCGGATCACGTGCGGGGTCTGGTCGGCGATGCAGAAGAAGATCCGCGCGGCATAGCCGTTCAGATTGCGGACTGTCTCCCCGCCGTCGTTCTTCCAGAGGTAGGAGATCAAGCGGCCGACGTCGCCCACGTGCACCTCGATCGGCGGCCCGTCTGGATTCAGATTCGGCACTGCGGTGTTGCCTTCCTTCCCGTCGTCACTGCCCCACTCCCGGCGGTCCCTGACCACCTGGCTTTACTAGTAAAGTCCTAGCGCTCTACTTGCTGGCCCCGATGTCGTACTCGGCGAACTCCGCCTCGATCCCTTCCATCATCAGCTCCACCCCTCCGTCCAGGTCCGCGGCTGCGCTGGAGGGATCCGGCCCCTCGGCCTCGAAGACCTGCTCTGAGGAAGCGTCCAGATCAAGCGGGCTCATGTCAGGGCACCTCCGGGAGCTCGCTCTCGAAGACGATCTCCCCCGGTTCCGGATCCGCTACGTCCTGGTAGAGGATTGGCGTGACGATCGAGGGCGCGGCCGGCGGGGCGAGATAGACCACCTGGTTCCAGTCGCGGAGCACCGGCCCGTACTGACTGTCGGCCTGGGGCCAGCTCTGCACCTTGGTCTGGTCGGCGTAGTAGCCGAGCGGATCCCGCACCTGGAGAATGAAGTTTCCCCGGTCGCGCCAGGCGTATTTGAGCGTCGCCGCTGCGTCGCGGTAGTAGTCGAGCGCGCGGACCGCGTTCCCATAGATCGTATTCACCGAATCCCCGAAGCTGATCTCCCCGTTCGAATCCGAGGCCGTCCAGGGGAAGATCTCGATTCCGAGCCCGTCCACGAGCCGCGCTTCGATCCCGGCCTGGCGGACGCCCGTCGAGGCGTCCTCCATCGTGAAATTGCAGACGCCGTACTCCTGCGCCGCGACGCCGTTCGGATCGGTCGTGAGAAACGTCGAGTTCGGGAATCGCGGTGCACTTCCGCTCCAGCGGTGCCTCACGAGCTTCATGGGCGTCGCCGGAGAGCTCGTCATTCGGATGTCGGCGGTATTCGTACCGAAGAAGGCCGCGTCCCTGACCTCGGGGACCACGCTGATATTCCAGAGCATGAAGCCGATCGAGCCCGTGATCGTGAAGGTGAGCCGCTCCGCCCTCTTCGTGAAGAAGTTCGTGACGCAGGTCGCGTTCGTATTGTCGGCCATGAAATTGACGTTGTAGAGCACGGGCACCGCGCTTCCCGAGCTCCCGAGCTGGATCACCGTGGCCGCGCGGATCAGGGTGTTCATGATCTCGCAGAAGGTGACTGAGGCGTTGTTCGCAAGCAGCACGCCTCCGGTCTCGCACTCGATGATCGAGCCGTAGATCCCGAGGTTGCACGGAAGCGAGATGCTGGATCCGCCTCGAATCTTCGGGCCGCGCTTTCCGCTCGCCACATTCCCCGAGGCGACCTTCGTTCCGGCGTAGAGATAGGTGTTCGATCCCGCGAGTGCGGTGAACTGCTTCCCGGCGAGGATCGTGATCACGTCGTCCGTGATCGTGAGCGTGGTGAGCGCCGTGCCCGGGCTGTTTCCGAGCTGGACCGTCAGCTGCTGGTGGTAATTCTTGGGCGCCGTGCCGAGGTCCGCGAACTGTGCCGCGGCGAGCGCGGAGATCTCCGCGTCCGTGTGCGTGCCGGGCGCGCCGGCGTGGTTCGTCCCGTCGGCGTCGTCGTAGATGAGGACCGTGGTCCCTGGAACCGTGATGCCCATCTTCCTCGCTCACCAGGTCGCCACTTCCGCCTTGATGGCGTCGCGGCGGTCCGCTAACCGGGCCAGGAGTCGCGTGCGGATGGCGTCCCGCTCGGCCGTAGTCAGGACCGAACTGGTGGAATCGCCCACCTTCATCTGCGCGAGCTGGCGAAGGCGGTTCAGCTCCTTGATCTCCTGGATCGCGTCGTCGACCAGACCGACTCCGTTTGCGTCGAATGCCACTGCTTACTCCTTTCCATCCGGCAAGGTCCGCGGCACGCGCCCCGTCGCCGGCAGAACCATTTGACGCTCGCGCTTATAGCGCATCGCATTCACGACGCCCTGCTTCAGCTGCTCGAGCATCACGACCAGGTGCGCGGAATCGACTGGAGCCTTGGGCTCGAGCGCGAGATCTCCGTTGCCGTTGAACCCGATCAGCGCGATGACTTCCTGGATCCCGCTTCGATTGATCGTTTCGCTCTTCACGACTTCCTGATCCGCCACTTCTTCCTCCTCCTAGTAGTGCAGCACGGTTGCTCGGAAGGTCCCGCTCGCGGGGTCCTCGGTCGCGGCCCGTTTGCATCGCACGGTCACAGTTCCGGATGAGCTGACCCATCCTGAGAACGACGCCGTTGTGCTCACCGAGCCGTTCGGCACGCCGACGATGACGGGGTCTCCGACCGCGGCGCCGCCCACCGAGATCGTTAGGTCGTCCGTGGTTCCGCTCGGAAAGTCGAGCGTCGCGGTCGCCGAATAGATCGCCTGCACGAGAGGGCCGCCGACGTAGATGCCCTTGTTGGCGCGCAGCGAGTCGTCGATGACAGATGTGCCATGAACGTCCCAGGTGTGCGTCGGCGTGCCGGTTCCACCGATCTGCCCACCAGGTACCCCTGACGTATGGTCGAGCACCATCCAGGGGGTGTTTGATCCCAGATCGGCGACCTTGAGCTGCTCGCCCTGCGTCCATCGGAGATAGGTGCTTGCGCCGTTCGTGGAGAGACTGAAGTCCGGCGTTCCTGCGCGCTGCAGTTCGATTTTCGGGGTGTAGATGCCGCTCGCTGAGGGTCCATTGAGAAGCAGGGTCACCGTGTCGGCAGCAGTCGTTCCGCCGTTTCCGAAGACGCTCCTCTGCGGGATCCCACTCTTCTGCCCCACCGTGAGGACGCCGATCACGTTGAGCGAGTCGGTGATCGTGGCCTTGGTCTTTCCCACGAGGCTCCCCTCGGCGGTCACCGAATCCGTCGCCGTGACCGGGCCCGCTGCCCAAAGTGGCCCCCCAATCGTCGACCCTCCGAAGCCCTTGAAGTAATACCCAGGCGAAGAGGAGCCGGGTGTCCTGAACTCCAAGGCGTCGGTCGCGCTCTGCCTGAAGATGACGGGGTTTGCGGAATTCGAGGCTGTATTCCGGAGGTCGATCGTCGTCTTCGCGACCAGATGCCCGCCGGAGCTCTCGACGTTTCCGCCGGCACGTACATAGCCGGCTGAGCCGCTGCCGTCGACGATGACCGAGTCCTTCACGGTCAGCTTGTTGCCGATGTCCGTGGCGCCCGAGATCCATGACGATCCCGTCACGTTGAGTCCAAGGTCCGCCACGACTTTCTTGTTGGCACGCAGCGAGTCCGCAGCGATCAGCTTTCCGCCGAAGTAGGAGTCGCCGGCGTCCACTCTTAGAGACTGGTTCAGATTGCCGCCGCCAGAAGCAGCCCCCGAGATTCGAACCCCGAAATTGTTGTTACTGCCCTGCGTGATCGCGGGCACCACGAGGCCCGTCGCGTTCGTGATCGTGCCGCCTGACTTCTCGATCTCGAACCGCCCACCGAAGGCGTCCGTAATCGTTCCGGTTGAGCTGTTCTCGGTGCCAGCGATTCCACTCACGCCGTACGCGGTCGTGATCGTCCCGGTGCCGGAATAGAACCTGGCAATCCCGCGGGAACCGATGGCCGTTGTGATACTGGCGTTCGCTCCGGTCGTGACCTGAGCGGTGTTGAGAGACCCGAACGCGGTGACGACGGACCCAGTGTTGTACATCGTGGTCGCGTTCTCGGAGCCGTAGAGCGCACCGGTAATGGCTGCTCCGCCGCGGTGCTCGCTATAGGCACCAATGGCCATGCCGGTGGCCATGTCTCCGCCTCCCGAACCTCCCGAGCCATAACGGTTGATCGCATGCAGACCGTTCAAAGAGAGGTTCGTGAACGCGCTCGTTCCCGTGAAATTGCTCACGATGTCCACGTTCTTCGAGGCCTGACCGCTGGTCGCCGATCCAAGTGCCAGCGTCTTGTCGGAGTAGATGAGCGGGGAGGTGGCTCCGTTCCCACCGGCCACAGCACCGCCAAAGTAGGCGGCTCCTTTCGACACGAACGTGCTGGCTGATGTCAGCGAGTCCGCGATTTCAGCAACGTCGTCCACGACGAGGGTGCTGGCCTGCATGCGCACCCCCGCCTTGGCGGTGTAGGTCCAGTTCGTCTGTGAAAGATCGTAGTCGCCGAGGCCGGGATTCCGAACGATGTTCCCCGAGATGAAGGCATTGCTCGAGCTGTCCGCGAGGGACATCTCTCCCGTCTGGACCCCGTACTCGCCCGGGTCGATGATCGTGTTCCCGACGACGTCGGTTTTCGAGATGCGCTTCGTCGTGGCGGTTGAGCCCGACCAGTAGAGCTGCACCCCGCTCTTCTTCGGCCCCACGATCAGGTTGTTCGCGATCCGGTTCTTGTCCCAGGATCCCCCCGCCACGCAGAGGAGCCGCACCGCCGAGGCGTTGTCATTGCAGCCGAGGATAGTGTTCCCCTCCCACTTAAGCCCGCTGCAGGTATTCCCGGCATTGCACTCGCCATGGAGGGCGTGCCCCACGTCGATGAACGTGTTGTTGGTGACCTCGGGATTGATGATGTCGGCGTCCGATTCGGGCCAGGCCTCGAAGAAAATCGACCCGCCGGGCTTTTTGTGCCCGAGGATCATGTTGCCGGTGAACTTCACCCCGTTCGATCCGTCGGTATGCCATGCCTTGCAGTTGTCGATCAGGTTGCTCGGGCCGAGCGTGGAGCTGTCGGCGTCGACGTCGAACGCCCACAGCATGTCGTTGAATGCGGAAGAGGAGACGTTGAGCCGCTTCGCGGAGGAATCTGCCCAGACGCCGCTGCACCAATACGCCGCGTTCAGGTTCTGGTTGGCCGAGATTCTCGAGTTCGTGATCCGGACGTCCATCGCGCCGCCGCGGAGCGCCACGCCCGGGCCATACCCGTTCCGAATGACCTGGTCGTTGATCAAGACGCTGTCCGCGCCGTTTATGTCGATGCCGAAGGGAGACGTGGATCCGCTGAGGAGACCGAAGCCGTCGATCGTGTTCGTGATGGCCCGGAAGCTGAGGGCGGTGCTCGTGAGCGCGATCGCCGCATTCGGCGTGTTCCTGATCGTGCAGCCTTCGACGCTGCAGTTCGCGCCTGTCACGAGCACGCCGCGGCCCGAGGTCCGAATTGCCTTCTGGCCGTCGATCGTCAGGTTCTTGATGTGCGCATTCGACCCTGTGACCCAGAAGATGTCGTTGTTCCCGACGTTCACGAGGCGGGTCGAGTCGGACGTCCCTGCGACCGTGACGCCGCTCGTCACGAGGATCGGCGAGCCGACGAGGAGCTGACCGGCGGAGATCTGGACGTGCCCTCCCGTCGAGGCGTATCCGATCGCGAGGCGGAGCCCGACCGAGTCGCCGGCGAAGTTCGTAGCGACGTAGTCGTTCTTCTTCATCGCCCAGATGCCGTTACTCCCCGAATAGCTAGCTTCGGCTTTGGGCGGCGACGTCGAGGAAAGCGCGGAGACGGCGAGGACTGCTGCGAATACGACCGACTTCAGGATCCTGCGGAACAAACCCAACCTCCCAACCCCTGATGCACGCCCGGGCCCCAGCCCGCGGCGGTGACGCGGTTATCGATTCAGCTCGTAGATCGTGACGCTGTCGGTTCCGATGACTGCCTGCTCCGGCTCGAACCAGCGCGTCGCCGGATCCGGCCCGAGCTGCGGTTTCCCGCCTGTGACGGCGAGCGTGTCCCCGTTCCAGACGAACGCCATCACGGCGCCGCTCATGGGGTCCAGGAGCGGCTTCCCCTGCAGCTGGTCGGCCCAGCTCGAAAGAATCGAGTCGGCTCGCGCGGCGTCGTCCTGGGACGTGATCTTGAGGAGGCTTCGGAGCGCCGACCGCTCGAGGCGAAGGCGAGAGGTGACGGCCCGGAGGCTGTCGGACTCATGCTCGGATCGACGCCAGCTCCTTTCGCACCATGCGGCGTAATTCGACGCGGCCGCGAAATCCGAGAACTTCACCATGTCCAGCCGCGCGGCCGCGGGGGCCGGCTCTGCAGGTCGCCTCGAGCAGCCGGCCAGGAGCAGCCCGGCCAGGACGACAAGAAGCGTGCGCATCAGATGACCTCCCTCAGGACGACGCGGCGCCGCGGATAGCTGCCCCGCCCGCCGATATCGTGAAGAAACCTCTTCACCGCGAACCTTCTGCCCGCCCACACGTTCGGCAGATACGGCCTCGCGCTCCCGGTCCCGCTCGCGGTCGCGCTCTGGTAGTCCATCGCGATCCAGTAGCAGGGGCCGTATTTCTCACCGTCGATAGTGAGCTCCTGCTTGTACCAGAGGTCCGGCCTTGGCCTGGTGAAGCTGACGAGCTGGAGCCCGGCGCCAGCTTTGGGGGCGTTTCCGTTTTGGACGCCGGTCAGGGCGTTGAAGGCTCCGCCGATCGCGCTGTAGATCCACGCCGTGGATCCGTCGCCGGCACCGACCGTGGTGTAGGCGGCGGGTACGGCAATCGGCAGATAGAACCGATCCGTCTGCCGCGAGAGCCCGATGTAGAGCCGGCCGGTTCCGGAATCGGCGATCAGCTTGAAGGCCGCCGTGTCCCGATAGTTCGTGTGATCGGTCGCGACCCGCAGGTAGTAGTCGAGCTGCTGGTTCCGGAACCCGCTCGGCTTGATCCCGAGGTCCTCGAGGTAGCGGAACTCGGTCACATGCCCGACCTGCAGCTTGTAGAACTTCTGCGTGAGCGAGGCGGTCACGGTTAGCCGGGGACGCGCCGCGCGGCGGCCGTACCATTCGGCCATCGTCTGAGCGGTGCTGACGACCGGTGTCGTCATGTTCTGCTGGACGACGAAGGGCTCTTCGACGACGAGCTGCTCGAGCTTACCGAAATAGCTTTGCGAAAGCGGGTTCTCGTAGATGTAGCTTGCGGCGGCCGGACGGTCGGGATAGCCGTGCGAATACTTGAAGAGGACGCTGTTCTGGATGTCGCTCCAGCCGAGGCGCTCCACCTCGAAATCATCGACGTCGATATCGGCCGGACCGATCCAGCCGTCCTCCGAGATCGAGAGGTAGTTCCTCGAGGAGTCCGGGTTCATGTCGTCCGGGAAGCAGCGGGCCGTGCCGTCCTCGATGTGGATGTCCATCGGGAAACGGTCCGTGAGAACGTCGAGGGCCTCTCCAGCATGAACCTCGTTCGGGCCCCCGAAGGAGATGAGCGTGTCGTTGATCGTGGAGAGGATCCCGGTCGAGCGAGCGTCCACAAAGTTTCCGAGCGTGCCCGACGTTGCGTTGACCGGCAGCCCGGCGACCGCCTCGACGATATGCCGCGCGACGTCGCACGGCTTGGTGATGGCGCCGCCGGGGGTTCCGGTGTATTTCCCGGATCCGTCATCCGCCTGGAACTCACCGCGCGCGAAGAAGTCCGTACCCTCGAGCTGCTCACTCAGCTCCTTCATGACCTGGAGCGTGCCGCGACCGTTCGTGTCCGAGAGGTCGCCGAAGCCCGGGTCGCCGGGGCGATGCCTCTTCCGCTTGCCCCTGGGCTTTTTCCAGCGGCCGTCGGGCGTGTAGTAGTCGCCCCAGCCCGGGCCGCGCCATGCCGGGCTCATCTTCTTCGGCACCTGCGGATAGAGAACCTCGACCATCAGCGCCATGCCGTGGAGATGCACCTGGTCCGTGCCGGCATTCCCGCCTCCGAGGTCGATTACCTCGGCCTTCATCTGGAGATGCTGCACGGCCGTGCTTGCGTTCTTTGCGAGGAAGCGCCCTGCCTGAAAATCGGCCTGGCAGCTCGCGTTCGGATCTCCGGCGCCGCCCGTGTAGACGGCATTCCGGAAGTTGTACTGGACGTACCGCAAGACCATGAATTGCACGCTCCGGCTCGTGCCGGCGGGGATCGTCACGTCTGTTGCGACCGCGTCCAGGTAGCCGTTCGTACCGACTGCGTCGTAGGGATTGAAGAGTCCGAAGCGGACCTTGCGCGACTTGGTCGCGTGCGCGTTGTCCACGTCGACGATCACGCTCACGCTCTTCACCTGGGCGATCATGGGGACGTCGGGGCATTCGAACGCCCACTTGTAATCGGTGCTCGTGCTAGCAACGTAGTTCGTCGGATCGTCGTCGATCAGCTTCTGAAGATCGGTGAAAGCGGCCGCGTTCTCCGTGCCGACGGCCGAGGGCCGCACGAAGAAGAAGACCTTGGGGGCCGAGTTGACCAGGACCTCGAGCTTCGAGACGTCGTTCGTATACGTGAAGGAAGCGGCGTCCACCAGGCCGTAGCAGCCGATCGCGGAGTCATAGACCCAGAGATCCCCGGGCGTTGACGGCGTGTCGGCGGTCGGAGCGGTGAAGATCCGCGCGGCCGAGACTCCGTCGTGCTTTGCGAACCGCTTCAGAATCTGGACCGCGGTCTGATCTTCGGCGAGCACGACCCCACGGATCCCGGGCATCGGGAAGTTGAACCAGCCAGGGGCGTTCCTGTTCGCGGTCGAGAAGAGCAGATTGTCCGCGACGCCGTAGCAGCGGCCGACCATGGCGCTGATGCTCGCGTTCGGGGCCTTCGGGAAGCCGACCTTGGTGACGATGTCGCCGAGCGCGGTACTCGAGAGAGCCTTGCGCGCCGGCGACATGACGAGCTCGGTGACCCAGACGCCTTGCTGGGAGAATCGGGACGGACCGATCTGGCTGATGACGCCCTTCCAGACGAGCTCCTGCGTTTGCTCGTAGGCGTGCCATTGGTACAGCTCGACCGTCGCATCGTAGAACTTGATCGTGGCGAGCAGCTCATCGATTGTCTTTCGAATCGCGCTGTCCGACGAGACGGAGATCATGCCTCCGATCAGAAGCACCTCTCCGCTCGCGCTCGAGTCGCGGCCAAAGCCGCCCGCCTCCTCGCTGAATTCACCCCATGACGCGATCACGGGATAGACCGGGGGCCCGCCCGCATAGATCGGCGTGCCCTCGGTGACTGGCAGCAGGATCCCGTCCAGCGTGACGAACTCGCCACCCTCGGTGCCGATGATCGTTCCCTCGCCCGAGGCGACGATGTGCGCCGTTCCCCAATAGAACGTATAGGCCGTCCCGTCGACGTCCGTCGTCGTCACCTTCATGTATAGCTGAGAGTGGCCGGAGCCAAACCCCATGCGGGTTTTGAGGTCCATCAGTACCAGGGCTCCGTAGCGATCTGGATGGACGTCTCGAACTGATCCTGCAGCGGCCGGCGTGCGGCCCAGCGCGGGTTGACGCGAACGAGCTGGAAGTCGGCCCGCGCGTAATTGCGGAGGCCCGTGTACTGGAGGAAGAATGCTCGGTTGTTGTTGTCGAGGTCGAAGAGCTCGTCGCGGATGGTCTGCCAGGTCGAGGCCGTCGCGCGGTTCAGATTGAGCTCGAACTCCTGGTCCGTGGATCCGCCGCGATTGGTGTAGACGATGCCGGACGCCGTCTTCATCTCCTGCGTCTTCGAGACCAGGGCGTAGTCGCCCGGCGCCGGCGTATCGGCGCTGAAATCGTTCGCCATCGATTTCACGCCGGTGCAGATCGCGAAGGCGAAGATCTTCGCCGTGCGGGTCCCTGATCGATCCGCTACGTACTGGTAGAGCCGGACGTATCGCTTTGTGCCCCAGCTCGCGACGACCGCGTAATCGACGGTAGGCCCACGCTTGTCGAGCGTGAATGTCGCCTTGTTCACGGCGAACGTGCCGGCGACATTGTCCGAGGCGTCCACCTGAACCTTGATGACGTTCTGGTCGCAGCCGCGGGCGTCGTAGGCGATCGCGACATAGCAGGCGCCCGTTGGCGCGCTCGAACCGGCGTCTCCCGCCCAATACTCATCGCTTGAGCTATCGGTTGGTTTCCAGGCAGCCGCCCAGCTCGTGTCGCGGACATTGTCCTGGTGGTAGCCGCCTTCGGTGGAGGATGGCGTGAGCGCCAGGGCCGCCGTGTTCGAGTAGTGGAAGATGTCGTCGAAGAAGAGGAGGGTATCGACCGCCATCAGCCGGTCCCCCGCTCGTCAGCTCGATAGATCTCGGGAATGATGTAACGGCGGGTGATCTTCCGCCAATCGACGTCGCCGGCGCCGTGGAGGTGCATCTCGACCACGACCGGTCTCCGCGCGCCGGCGGAGCCGTTCGCGGAGGCCTGCTGCGCGGGCGCGCGAAGGGCGCGCTCGAGGAACGCCTCGAGGCGATCGGTCGTCCGGTGAGAGAGCACGGTCTCGCCCTGGCCGAGTAGCGCCGGCGCCGTGTCGGCGCCGCGGATCCCGGAGACGATGACGCCGCTCTGGGCATGGATGATGCGCGAGGCTCCGAGCCGAGTGATCGACCCGCCGGCCTGAAGCTGGATCGGGCTCAGGTAGGCGCCGTCTCCCCCGAGCGCGCGGACCGTTCCCCCCATCTGTAGCTGCGCCGCTGCGAGGGGTCGGATCGTGCCGCCTTGCTGGAGGACGCTTGCGAATCCGCTCAGAAGCCCGCCTACCAACATGCCGCCTGGCCCGCCGATCGAGGCAGCGGCCATTTGCGCGGCAGCCTGCAGGATCGCCTTCATGATCATCGCGAGCGCGTCCGTGAACTTCGCCTGACCGGTCATGAGCTGTGCGGCCGCAAACCCGACGGTCTGCGCCAGGCTCAGCACCTGGTTCGCCATCAGCTTCCCCAGGTCGAGCTGCGAGAGCTTCGTCTTAGCCATTACGCCCTGATATCCGATCAGCGCTGCGCTGAACTGGTCCGTTCCGATGCGCGCCTTTCGGAGGACGTCGGGCGCCTTCTCCCCGAGCGAGTCGAGGAAATCCATCAGCTCATCCTCGCCGCGCTTGACGTCGGGCACGTTCATCTCGCCCTGCTCGCTCTTTGCCGGGCCCTGGTAGAGCTGCTCGTTCAGGCGCTTCAGGACGTAATCTGGCAGCGGCTGATACTGCGGCCGCGGAGGAGGCAGGCCGGCCTCGAAATCAAATCCCGGCACGTTCCGCGTGATCCCGAGCTTCACCTCGTCGGCGATCCTCTTAGCGGCCGCCGCCTGACGCTCGTAGGCATCGGCGAGTCTCCCGTTGATCGCCTCGAGCTCCTCGGCGGTGGTCGCCTGCTCCTTCATCGACTTGAGCTTGTCGATTTCCTGCTGCAGCGTGATCGCGCCGATCTGAACCTGGCGATCGAGCGTAGGAAGCGTCTGCTCGGCGAGCACCTTCAGCTTCTCGCGGGCGAGGCGCTCCTGCTCGAGCACATTCAGGTACTTGGCGCGAGTCGCCGAGTCCTGGCGCCGGTCTTCTTCGTCAGCCGAGGAAGACGGTCCGCGCGGGGGCGCGATCGAGCGGGGCGGTGCCTTGAGGGTGACGCCCCCCGCCTCGGGCGCTCCGCTCGGCACCTCGTAGAGATCCTTCACCTTCTCGAGGTCGGGATTGTTCGCGAGCTCAGCGGCTTCGGACGCGGCACGGGCGAGCGCGTTCAGGAAGGGACCGAGGATCTGCGCTGAGGTGACCCCGAATGCGTTCCCGAGACCTGTGAGGCTCGATCCGAGCTGATCGAATGCCGCGTCCGCGCGGCGTGCGACCGCTTCTCCCTCGGGGCCGAGTGCGAGGCCCAGCTTCCGGGCTTTCGCCTCGGCTTGGTCCAGGGGCGTCAGGAGCGCGGTGAGCGCGGCCGCGTTCCGCGAGATTGCAGGGCCGAAGAGCTTCTCGGCCTCGTTGATCCGCTCCTGGTCGCTCTTCAGCCCGCGGAGGTAGTCCTGCGCCTCGCGGAAGGCGTCGCCGGCGGCGCGCATGTGCCCGGCGCTGTCGGTGACGGAGATCCCGATGTCGCGGAAGTTCTTCGCGGCCTGGCTCGCCGGATCCTTGGCCTCGCCCATGGTGGAGGCGAAGTTGCTGAGGGCTCGATCGACGACGCCGACGCTGATCCCGGTCTCACTCGCCACCGTCCGCATCCCGGCGATCTCTCCAGTTGTGAAGCTCGTCGAGGCGGCCATGAGGTCGAGCTCTTCCTGATAGCTCGCGATCCGCGCGGCGCCGGCGATCATGGCGCCGGCGAGAGCTCCGAACGCGCCCACGCCCGCGCCGGCGAGCAGGCTCGTCTCCGTGAGCGAGGCGGCGATTTTTCCGAAGGGTCCGGGAAGGAGACCTGCTTTGCCGGCGAGCCCCTCGAGGACACCGCGGAGGACCTGGCCGGTGCCGGAGAACTGCTGCTGCGCGCCGGAGGCGAGATTGAGCGCCTCCTTGTACTGCCGCGTCGCCGCGGCGAGCTGGGCCTTAAGCTGGCCGACGTGCGCATCGGTATTGGCCGATCGATTGGCGGCTTCCTCGGCCTTTTTGATCTGGACGGTGAGGGCGTCGATCTCGTGCGCGAGCCGGCCCACCTCGGCGAATTGGGCCGTCGCTTTGACGTTGATTTCGACGTTGTTGCTGGGCACCGCTGCCTCTCTACCGCGTCATCCGTTCGTATCGCGCGCGCGCGGGATGCCCGATCGGGATCTGTTCCAGGATCTGGGGCACGAGCTCGCGCATCGCTTCGTTCTGTTCTCGCTTCCGTCGCGCCTCGCCCACGTTCCCGGTCACGGGATCCGCGGCTCCATCCTCAGGCTTCGCACGCTCGGCCTCCCACTCGTTCGCCCGGGCGAGGACCTCGCCATCGAAGGCGGTCGCGAACAGGGTCCAGCCCTCACCAGGCGGGACGATGCCGGCGCGCTCCGCGGGGGTGTATTTCGGGAATGCCTGACAGATGTTCTTCAGCGCAACGCAGGCCTCAGCTGACTGGAAGAATCCCCCGCGCGTCCTCGGCCGCTGGGCCTTCGGTCGCGATCGGTTTGTCGATCTCAAGGAGCAGGAAGCTCACGTCGTTCGCGGGGAGATCATCGGCCGGCGGAATCTCGGTCGATACCTTCCCACGAAACGCCATCTTGAGGATGCTCGCCCGCACGAGCTCGGCGTTCACCGCCGCTTGGCGCGCCATTTCCTGCGCGCCGCGCTCGACCGCAGCCTCGCTCGTTTTTCCGAGGATCGCCGGAACGGCGCCGAGGATGCGATAGACCTCCGACTGCCGCGCGGGCCGGATGGTGTAGACGATGCCGGAGGGAGCGGTGACGTCCCGCTCCCCCGCGGCGTAGAACTCCTGCAGCACTTCGTTCATCGTTCCCCCCTTTTGCTCCAAACGCTTACGTGGCGCTCGTGTAGACCATCTTCACGTCGGCCTGAGTCTCCTGGTAGCACTTGCCCCGGACGCTGAATCCGACGGGGCCGTTGCCCTGCACGTTGATCTTCGGCGTGTCCCAGGCGACCGGTGCCGTCGTTCCCGTTGCGAGGAACTCGAGCGAGTCGTTGGCGTCGATGTAAGCCTTGGCGCGGAAGTTCCGCTTCGTGGCCGCGATGTAGTCGGTCATGATCGTGACCGCATTCGTCGCAGAGATGTTGTCGAACCATCCCTCGATATCGACGTAGACGTTCGGGAAGTCGGCCCGCGTCGGAAGACGGAGTACGAGCCCCGAGGCCGCTCCGAGTTGCGGCTCGTAGAGCAGGTTGTTCTCGAGCGTGATCGTGACCGCCTTCATGACCATTGCGGTCGTGGGCGGATTCGCGGATCCCGCGTAGAGCCCGCTGTTCGCGCCGCTGACTGCGTGCTCCCAGCTGAACGTCGAACCCGAGACGTCCACGAACGCGATCGGCGTGGCGTTGTCCTGGAGGTTCTGGCCCGTGCCCGCGAGACGGAACTTGACCGTCTCGTTCGCCTTCATCTCCACGATGAATCGATCCACGCAGGCGTCCCGGACTTCGTAGGTCCGGACGTTGTTGAAGGTCTGCCGGAGCGTGAGGCCGCGGTTGTAGAAGACGCTCCCCGAGTCCGCGGTCGACGGATCGACCGGCGGGTTGTTGAGCTCCATCGTGTGCGTGAACGGCGCCGAGGCTCCGGCCTTCGTCCGCTTGCCCCAGGCCGCCGTGAAGAGCGGGAGCCAGGCCGTGGAGTTTCCGACGAGCTCGAAGCCGTACTCGAATGGCACGAGGTTCATCGTGTTCCAGGTCTGAGAGGGCTTGGGCATGATCGCCACGGTCGTGATCCGCGGCATGACCGAGCTCACGGGGCTGATCGGGGATCCGTCGCGCAGGTGCGCGGCGGTGATCGTCGGCGTGGCCGGCGTGCCGAAGGCCGTCTGGCCGCCGTAGGCGACGTAGGATTCGTATCCAATTGCTACCGGCATTACCGATCACCCCCTTCCACGCGAAGGGAGAGGACGTCGGCGGGCGCCGCGGGCGCGGCCGCGGGCACGGGCGTGACCTGGTCCTCGACGATCCGGAAGCACTTCATGCCGTAATCCACGGCGAGCGGGCCTTCGTAACCCGGCTCGCGCGTCACGGGGAGCTTCCTCGGGTTGAGCTCGAGGAGCTCCTTCGCGAAGTCCTCCGGCACCTGAACCGGCACGCCCTGAGGGAAAACGAAGAGGCCGTAGCGCTCGTGCTTCATCGGAAGCTCGAGCTCGGGCCCGTCGAACACTACGGTCTCCATCTGCTGCTGCTCCTTCTCAACCGGTTGCGACCGGGAACTGGTAGGTGATGATCCACTCGCTGAAGAAGACGCCTACCGTCGTCCGTTCATCGATCTGCTCGTACCAGGGCTCGATCGGCTTCGCCTGCCACGTCGTGATGGCGTTCGGCGTCGTCTGCCCCGGGTATTTCCGTTGAAGGTTTCCGAACATGACGCGCTTGAGATCCACGGCCATGCCGAGCAGCGCCGTGTCGATGTCCTTCGGCTGCTGCATCGCGCCGGCGATGACGATCGTCTTCTGGCAGCGGACCGCGAGCGGCCCGCCGATCTGCCCCTCGGGCGCCATGTCGGGGCCGGTCCAGATCACGAAGACGGATCCCTTCTCGACCGCCAGGTCGGAGAGCTGCGTGTAATCCGGCGGGAAGTCCGCGCGAATCACGGCCCCGATGTTCACGGAGTAGCCGTTCGATCGCGTGACCTGGGCGAGCTCGGCCGGGAGCACCGTCTTCACCAGGTAGATCTCGGTGTAGGCGCCGTTGATCACGCTGCCGCCTGCCCGCCGCTCCAGGCGAGATGCGAGAGCCTGAGCCTCCGGATCTCGCGCGAGACAGCGGCCGTGATTCGATAGGCATCCCGATCGGTCGGGCTCCAGGGGGCGCGCCGCGGCATGTTGGGCGTGCCCTCTTGGTGGAAGCCGCCGTAGGGCACTGTCGATCGAATCGTGAGCTGCTTCGGTTCCGAGATCACCTGGCCTTCAGGGCCGCCGAGCAGCGAGGCCTTGAGGCGCCCCGTCCGCTCAAGGATCTTGGTTCCCGGGTAGCGCTGCGCCTTCCAGGCCGCGTAACGCGGCGAAAGGCGCGCCCACGCGCCCGCGCGCGTGCTCCCGCCCTCGCTCTCAAAGGCCTCCGACGCGATCTCCCGCACGGCCGTCACGGCCGCCGGCCAGAAGGGCCGGAAGTCGCTCAGCGCGTACGTGAGCGATCGGAGGTCGCCCGCGACCGCGCGGAGCTCGCCCTCGCCGCTTGAGATCGAGAGCTGGAGCATCAGTACCGAGTCGCTTTCCCGATTGTGGGATCGATCGAGGGATCGCTCGAGACGGTCCCATAGCTCGAGCCCATGAGGTAGCTCCAGGGCGGATCCTGCGTGTCCGCCGCCGGCGAGAACTCGCCCGCCTTGATCTCATCGATCAGCGCGTCGAACTCATCCCTGTAGCGGTCCACGAGGAGCTGGTCGTCTTTGGTTAGCTGGATCTTCCGGACGACGACGACGTAGTAGGCGACGATACCGGCGCCCTTCAATTTCAGCTCGCCGAGGAGATCCGTGTCGGTGATCGTTCCGGTCACGCCCGAGGCCTTGAGCACGCGGTTCAGCACGTTCGTGACCTGGGTGCACCAGTTCGTCACCTGGGTCGTCGTGGGAGGACCGCTTTGGTCGTCGATCGCCGCCCCGCCCGGCATCCGGGCGCGGACGTCGTCGATGTCGAAGAAGTTCGCCATGGGCTACGCGGCCATGCCCCTCTCGCGGTAGATCTGCGAGCGATCGAACCGCATCGCCTCCGCGAAGGACTTCGTCTTGGGATCCCATTCGAGGAAGAGCCGCGCCCGCTTGATCGCATAGAGGTGCAACGGCGGCACGTACCGATCGGAGATCTGGTTGGCCGCGATGATCTCGGCCTCCCAGAGCGCCTTGACGAAGTCGTTCTTGTCGTCGGGCAGGATGCCGAGGTAGTAGAGGAGGCCGATGATCCGGCCCCCTCTTCCTACCCACGGATCACCGGTGTCCGGGTTCACGTGAAGCGAGAGCCCCATCGGGAGCTCGCAGACTCGTGGAAACCGTCCGGTCGCCATGATCAGCAGCCCGTCGTCTTGCCCGAGGCCTTGGCGGTGACCTCGAACTCGTTCGCGATGTGCATCACGCGATACCACGTGCCCCACGGGTCCCAGGAATCGAACGGCACGTCCGCCGTCGGCTGCTCCTCGGGTCCCAGCGTGAGGCCGTAGGTCGTCACACCCTGGGCCGGGTTCGGATCGATCGCGAAGTAGTAGCAGACCGTCGTGTCGCTCCAGACGTATGCGCCCGAGGTCGCCCCGTCCTTCGCCGGCGTCGCCGTTTCGGCGCCGCCTGCCTTCGCCGCGTAGGGCACGTACCCGTTGTCGGCGCCCATCCAACGCGCCGCCACGGTGGGCGTCACGTTCTGGGTCGTCGCGAGGAGCAGGTAGCCCAGCTGCGAACGGATGAGGTTTCCGGCCGTGTTGGCTCCCACGGTCGCGAACCGCGCGTCCCAGAGGCCCGGCGGGAAGACGATCGTGTTCAGCCGAACGCCCGTCGCCTTGATGCAGGCGGCGTTCCGCGCCTGGAAGTCCTTCGGCGGATCGAGCGAGGCCGCGTTCCAGGCCGCACCGGCGGCCGTGCCGCCGATGTTGCTGGAATTGCGAATTAGCGACTCGCCCTTCACCTCGCGCGCGAGCTTCATCTTGTCCGTCAGCTTCCGCATGGCGAACGTTCCGAGGTCGATGTCGCCGAGGAAATTCCGGCGGTCGCTCTCGGTGATGAGGGTCTTCAGCGCGCGCGGAACGACGGTGTAGCTGTCGCTCCCGAAGCGGATGTCGATGACGGTCGCTTCCTTGTTACGCGCCCAGTTCGGGTCCTCGTAACGGAGCGAGTTCTCGGCGTCGCCCTTGTAGATGGTGACGGTGTCCCCCGGCGTGCGAACGGCCGGGAAGATCTTGGGGATGGAGTACGAATCGTCGGAGTTCATGAAGTCCACGACGATTCGGGTCAGGACCGGATCGATCGGCCTGACCTGTCGAAGTCCTTGCATCGGTCAGTCTCCTTTCTTTCGGCCCTGGATTAGGTGATTTCCATTTCGAACCAGTTGAAGACCGCGGCGAACACTTCGGCCTGGTTCGAGACGGCGGCGATGGAGCGGCCCCAGCAGAAATCGGTCTGGGTCTGCGTCCCGCCCTTGGTGGCTGCGATGAACTGCCCGTTCGTGGTCGCGGTGACGAGCACGTTGATCGCCACGCCTCCCGACCCCGAAATCATCTTCACCTGCTTCCCGCAGACGGTCTCGACGGAGACCGAATTGAAGGGCCCCGTGGAAGCGGGCGCCTTCGTCACGGCCTCGACGGCCACGCCGAGCGGGATGTCGGTGGTCGCGCCGGCGAGATCGCAGCGACCCTCGGTCGAGTCCTGCTTCAGGCCGTTTCCGACCGCGAGATCGGTGGAGGTGTTGATGTAGTCCCATGAGCCCTTATTCGCGTACGACATGGGTTACACCTCCTCCCCGGAAGGAGTGACGCCGGCGGGACGGCCTGCGGCCGCCGCCTTGCGCTTCTGCTCCTCCGCGTAGGCCTTCGCCAGGTCGGGGTTCTCGCGCTGGACGCGAGCGGCCGCCTGGGTGAAGGTGATGCGGTTGTCCGAGGTGGATTCCTTCTGGATCTCGGCGGTCGCGGCGAAGAACTTCGCCTCCGCGCTGTCCTCGGCGACCTTGCCCGCGCCGGGGGCACCGGCGGGGCGTGCCGGGAGAATCACCGGCCGCTCGGTCAAGTACTTCCGGAAACCCTCGACGTCGTTTGCGGCGAGGTAGGAGCTGAAGAGCCGCTTCATCGGCTCGCGCTCCGCCTCGGTGACGCGGGCTCCGCTGCGGTCGCTCTTGGCGGCATCGAAGATCCGATCGAACTTGTCGTCGTTCAGCTGCTGCTGAATCGATTCGTTCGTCTTCTTCACGCCCGCGAGCTCCTGCGAGAGCTGGACACGCTCGGTGTCCGCCTTCGCGTGGCGCTCGTTGGCCGCCTTGAGCTCCGCCTCCAGCTTCGCGGCACGCTCCCGCTCCTGCGAGAGGAGCACCGCGTTCTGGTCATTGGTGTCGCTCATGGTTTTCCCTTTGTTGTCGTTCCCTGAGTCCGGTCGCGTTCCCTGTCCGGACGAATCGGAGCCGCGACCGGCCCCCTCCGTGTCCGCCCGGTTGATCTCTTCCATCAGAGCCGCCGCTTGCTCGCTCATCAACACCGCGCCAGGCAATCGCTCCTGGAACGGCCGATTGGTGAGCGCGACGGCGTGCAGGAACGCCCCAACCTTCTTCTTCGCTTCGGGGTGGAAGTAGTCCTGCGAGAACTCCGCGGAGCTGAAGCGCAGCCGTTTCGTGCGGACGTGCTCATCTGCCGGAGGGTTGAGGTCGACGACCCCCCAAAGGATTCCCCCCTCCGAGTCCGCGTACTTCTCGATTTCGAGCGCTTTGAACCAGCCCGCCGCGAGGTCGTCTTCGAGGCTTGCGGGATTGTTCGAGCGGTGGCCGTAGTCGAACATCAGCTCGCCGCCTTGGTACTGACTGAAGTTCCGGACCATGTCCTCGAGGTCCGAGAGCTGGATGTTGAGCTCCTTCCCTCGGTACATGAAGGATCCGGTCCGGATGATGGCGATGCGCGCGCGCGTGCCCTGCACCTCGGGCGCGACCGCGGAGACGAAGAGGATCCGGCCCGCGACGTCGCCGGCGTCGCTCATCGAGCGCTTCTTCACAGCGGCGCCGGCGGCCGCGAAGGCGCGGCCTTCGTCATTGGTCTTCGCGAAGACATCGTTGAAGACGGAGATCCACTGCTCCGCTGCCTTCTGCCCCATCTTCTGAACCCAATCGGGCGCGTCCTTCGCGCTCGAATACGGCATGTCAGGCGATCCTTTCCATGGTGTAGAGGTCGGTGAGCTGGGAGGCCTTCGCCTGCTTCCGCACTTCCTCGAGCGCGAGGTGGATCGCGGGAATGTTCCCCTCGCCGGGCAAGATCGGAACCTCGCTCCGGAAGAGCCGGCCGCGGTAGAGGACCTCGGCGATGACGGAGCTCGTCCCGTCCGCCTTCGTGCGCATGTAGGCCCGCGCTTTCGCCTTGTGGAGCTGCTCGACGCCGATGATCACGTTGCTCATGCCGCGGCGGCCTCCTTCGGTCGGAAGATGAAAACCGGCTCGCAGCGGCAGCGGTCGATCCCGGCATCGCAATTCGGATTGGGTACGGCGTCCGACCAGGTGTCGGGGTCGAGCTCCTGGCCGTCGCGCGCCCAGCAGGGCTGACACGTGCCGTCATCGAGGACCGCGCTGTAGAAGACGGAGGTAATCTGGTCGGCCATCTTCTCGCCCTGGTCGACGCGGCCAGTCGTGTAGGTCTGGGCGACGCGGGCGGAGAGGTTTGCCTGCACGCGCGGCTCGGAAAGGGCCTCGAGGGCGCTCCGGATGAAGGCCTCGGCCTCGGAGCGGCTGAGCTCCTGCGCCTGGGCGCGCTGCGCCGCGGCGACGGCCTCGGTCACGAGGCCCAGGATGGCGACGAGCGCAAACCCCTCCGAAAGCCGGCGGATCCAGCTTTTCTCATCGCCGCTCGGCTCGATTGGGTATTCGTCCAGGAACTCGGCTTCGTCATCCGCGCGGGAGAAGCGCGCGCGGGCATCATCTGCGGTCTCGCCGCGGCGCGATCGCGCGGCGTCCTCGATCACGGAGTAGCGGCCGCGGCGGTAGACCTCGAGCAGCGAGTCGTTGAGCTCGTTCGCCATGCGGCGGACGTCGGGGCGCGGGAGCTTGTCCTGCGAGATCGCGGCTTCTGTGGAGCCGGCGGCCGCGCGGGCGAGCTTTGCGATCTGCTCGCTGCGGATCGGCTCGATCGTGCGGTGCCAGATCCGCGCGGGCTCCTCGTCCAGGAAGCGCTTCATGTCGCGGAAGGCGACGTGACGCTCATGGTCGAAGAGCTCGCGGCGGAGCGGGACGTCCTGGCCGAATTCCGGGTATGGATTCGGGATCGCGCTGAAGTGCTTGGAGAGTTTCTTCGGGTCGTTGTTTCCCGGAGGGACGTCGCCGGCGCCGGGCGGGGGCTCGGGCGGTGCGGCGGGATCGATGTAGGGCTCGTCCTCCTCGGGAGCCTGGAGGATCCCGCGATACCACTCCTCGGTCCGCTTGCCCGGCGTGATCACCTTGGCGTCGGAGCCGATCTTCAGCATCTCGGCGAGCACGGTGCCCGCGAGCTTGTCGAGGGGCTCGGCGAGCTCGAGTGTCGGGTAGGCCACCTGCGGCCCGAAATTCGCGATCGTCCAGGGGATCACCCACTGCCGGGTGAAGTTCGACGTGATCCCGTTCACGATCCCCTGGAGGAGGATGTGGACGTCTTCCTGCTTCGTCTCGCCGAGGGAGCGGTTCCCGTCGGCCTGGGTGCCGCCCATCATCAGGCCCTGCGAGAAGAGCGCGAGGAGCATCTCCTCGTTCTTCGCTCCGATCGCAGCTCCGATCGCCACGATCGCGCTCCCGTTGGTGTCGTGGAGCTCGTACTTCAGCTTGTAGGACGTGAGGATCCCGCCGCGCTCGTGACCGCGGATGTTCTGGATCAGCTGCTGCGCCGCGGCGAGCTCCGTCGGCGTGAGGTGCTGCAGCCCATGGAGCTCGTCCACGCCGGCGCCGTGCTTCTCGCAGGCGATCGCCTCGATCAGCTCGAGCCGGCACTTGAGATCCCACGGCTTGAAGACAGGGCGGAGGGCCGACTGCCCCCAATAGTTGTCGCCCTCCTGTTTCCATCCGAAGTGCGCGAGCTGCTCGGCAGGGATGAAGAAGTTTTGGAAGTCCTTGGTGATCGGATCGAACGCGCGCTGATGCAGACCTCCGAGGCCGCGGGTGAGCGGGTCGATTTCGAATTTCACGTAGGAGCTCGGGAGGAGCGGCAGCACCTCGATTACATGGCGGCCGCTATCGCCGATGACCCACCAGAAGCAGAAGCACATCGAGCCGAAGTCGAGCTCCAGCTGGATGTGCTCGAGGAGATTCGCGAAGGTCCGGATTGGCTGGAGCGGGGTCGCACCGTACTGGCGGTCGATGAAATCCTGCTCGGCGGCCTCGGCGATTGCCTTGTCGGCGTCGGAGGCCTCCAGCTTCCCATTCTTCCCCTTCTTCGTCTTCGCAGGGCTGAACCGCCAGCGCCTCGAGGCGAGCTTGTTCTTGATCATGCCGAGCGCGGCCGCCACGACCGGATCGCGGCGGATCATTTCGCAGTTTTCGATCCCCTTCGCGCCTTTGAACTGCGCGTTGTAGTCGTCGATGTTCCAGACGTCGCGGCCGGAGAGCTTCGTTCCGGTCGCTCCGATCGCGCTCGAGGGGAGTGAATTCGCGTCCAGGTCCACCTGATTGAAGGCGGAGGGATCAGCAGCCAAAGTCGGCGCCTCCTGGCTTGCAGAGGTGGCGCACCAGGTTCTTTGGGCCTGAGGCGGTGACGTTCAGCGGGAAGGGAATGCGGGCGGCGACCAGGTGACCGCACTTCTCGCATTCAGAAACGACGGTGAGCGTGCCGCGGCCGGTCCGGATGTCGCGCTCGGGCGGCGCCTTCTTACGCGCGATATCGACAAGGCTCATGGGCTCAGTACCTCGTCCACGGCGGCGCTGCGATCGTGCGGAGCCCGGGCGGGATCTCGGTGACGTCGGTCTCGCGGATCACGTCGTGGGGATCCCTCGTCTCGAGCTCGGGCTGGGGAATCGCGGCGTGCTCGTCCTCAAGGACGTAGAGGGCGGCGCAGAGGTAGCGGAGCGCGTCCATCATGTGCGACGCCATGTCGTGGAGCGGCTTCGCGCCGCCCTTCTCTTCCTCGGTCCGCCGGTCGATCTCGTACTGGTAGCTCTCGAAGTGCTCGACCAGGGTTTCGCAGGAATTCGAGATCGCGATCTGCCGGCGAAGGAGCTTCGTATCGACGAGCTGGATCCCGACCTGGACCGAGTTGGGCCCGGTGATCATCGGGAAGCGCCAATTGAGGAATCCCGCAGCGCGGTAGTAGGAGAGGATCGACTGGCCGGATCCCGTCTCCTCCACCTGGGCCGAGGGATCCGGGACGAGCTCGAGCTCGGAGAGCGGGCCTTGGTAGCCGACGTCGCGGATCCGCTTGACCAGGTCCTTCGCGTTGAGCGGGGCGCTCCGGTGCTTTCCCTCGAAGTCGCCGATTACGCGGAGCAGCTCCGCCGGCGCCGGCTGCGCGATCACCGCGGCCGTCTTCCGCGCGTGGCCGAAGTCGATGCCGACCGCGATCGGAAGGCGCGGGTCGTAGCCGATGAAGCGCGGGACGTGGATCGATCGCGCGAACACCTTGTAGACGAGCCCGACTTGCGACGTCGTGAGGTCGAGGTCGTGCTCGCGCGCGCGGTCCTCGGGCCGCATGTCGGCCGTCTGCGCGTCGTACCAGGGAGAACGGGGCTTTCCGTCCGGACCCCGGTAGAGCCCTCGCCGGCGCTCCGGGTGCTGCGTCCAGTGGAAGGCGAGCTTGCGGAACTTGCTCTTGGGGTTCTTCCAGATCGCGGCGAAGGGCCCCTTCGGACCGTTCGGGGTCGAGGGGTAGATGATTCGCTTCGCCGCCGGCCGGAGCGATCGATGGCTCGAGGCGGCGCGCTGGATGAACGCCGCCTCGTCGACCAGGGCGTCGTTGTAGGAGCCGCCGCGGCCGACGTTGCCCGGGCGACAGTCGCCAACGATGTAGCTCCGGCGGGTCTCGCAGCTGATCCGGTTCTTTGCGAAGGTGACCGGGAGCAGCTCGCGCATCCAGGCTGGGAGCTGCTCGTAGAGGTAGCGCACACGGCCGAGGAGCGAATCCGTCGTCGAGGCGCTGCCGCCGTCATCCAGGAGCTCGGGATCCGCGGAGCTCATAAGCCCGCCCCACCCGTCCCGGAACAGAAGGGAATGGAGGAAGCACGCCGCGGCGAGCCAGCTGCAGAACATCTGCCGGCTCTTCAGGACGATCATGTCCTCGCCAGACTCGAATGCGTCGAGGTAGTCCTGGACGAACCGGTAATACGGGAGGGCTTCCGCGCGGCCCGTCGCGGGATTCAGCGTCCGGACGAACGTGACGAAGAAGTATCGGAGCGGCTGGGGGCCTACTCCGGGAGTGCAGAGGAGCAGGTCCTGCCAGGACTGCTTCTCCGCATCGTCTGACGTTTTCGGCGAGGCGTCCGCGCTCCCGAGACCGAGAGACGCGAAATGCCCGTTCGCGCCCTCCGGGCTTACGCCCTCACAGGACGCGGCTCCATTCTGCAACCCACTGCCCCAAACCCCACCTCGCCTACTGCGCTACGCGGGGGACTCGCCAGGCCCCACGGGAACGATCAGGTTTCGCTCAAGCTCCGTGAACTCGACATCCACGGCTTCGATCTTTCCGAGCGCGGGATTCTTCATGAGCTCGAGCAGCAGCTCCTTCACCATCCCGCGCAACATCTCGAAGGAGAACGTCTCGCCTCCTTCGTGGTCGAACTCGACGCGCCGCGGAAGCCCGCCGCGGTCGAGGATCTCCTTCACCACTCCAATCCGGTCCTTGGGCTCGAGGTCCGGGTTCCTCATGAGCTCCTCGAGGACCTGGACCGCCTCCGGCGTGAGCTCCGCGAGCCGGATCCGCGCCTTCTGCCGCTCCTCGAGCGCCTTCGCCGGGAGCTTCGGCCTGCCGGCGCCGGCGCGGCGGCCGCCATGGCCTGACACGTTCGTCTACGCTGCCCTGCGTTGGTTCACGCGCAAGTTTCGGGGGCGCCCTGAGAGAAGAGAGAGCAGGTCGCGCACGTGTCCGGTCATCGCTTCACGAGCTCGCTCCGGGTGAGCTCGCTACGCTCTCGTGTGCGCTGGATTGGGGCGCCCCGCTATCGATGGCCGGATCCGCGTCGGAAGGCGGGCTGACTGCGGCGCTCTCCTCGACGATTGGCTCCGGCACGCAACACACTGTCTGAAGGGTGCTCTTCGGATGTCCGGTGGGATTCTCGATCACATGCACGACGTGATTGCGGCGGTTGAAGTCCTTTCCGCTGCGCATCTGGCCGAGGCAGATCTTTCCGCCCGACTCGCCGGTACAGCGGTATCGGATTTCGGCAAGAGGGTGGACCCGGCGGCAGAGGGTGCAGGTGCTGGGCGCGGTGGATACGCTCATGCCGCAGCCTTGGCGACTGCGGCGCGCCGCCGGGTCATTCGGTTTCGGGTCTCGAGGAAGCAAGCGGCGCAGACGCGGCCCGCGGATCGACCGCACAGCACCTTCTCTTTCAGGCCGTCGATCGCGTCAGTGAACTCCCGGTAGCAGTCGAGACACCGCGTCGTTCCGAGCCCTTCGAGCTCGGGGCGATGCATGGTGACGTCGACCTGTTCCGGCTTCGGGGAGCCGTCGTCTTCGGCGCGCGCCGCCGCGCGGAACTGGTCGAACTCAGCGCGCGAGAGATGAAACTGGAGCGGTACCGTATCGGACGGATCGCGCACGGCCCGAAGGACCGCTACGGGGTCATCCGTGGATCCGTCCCGGAACTCGAGATGGTCGACGACTGCAACCTCGAGCATCACGTCGCCCGTTTCGATCTCGGAACAGCCCGTGCATTCGTGCATCAGCTCACGCTCCCGGACCACCCGGTCACCCGGTCGTCGAAGTAGGACCGCCGCGCAGCGTCTTCGATCAGCTCGAGCGCGCGCCGGTAGCCGATCCCGACCGGACGCATCCGCCCCGGCTCCATGCGCGGGATCTCGACTCGACCGGAGCCGGACACAGCACGGCCGCGTCGCTGCTCCCCCGCTCGCGCGCGCTTTCGGCGGTCTCGGTCCCATGCTCGGGCCGCCGCCGTCTCGATTCGTCTGTTCAGATCTGGATCGCCCTGGCCGTTCGACAGCGCCGCTTCCACCCGCCGATGCCTCTCCACATCCCCACAGCGCCCCCCAGACGAGAAAAGGGACCGGCCCCCGTTCCCGGGGATCGATCCCTTCTCTCTCACGGCATCCTGCCCCAGGCGGGGCTCGTCAACCGCTTGAATCTGATGCTATGTCATTGGCAGCGCAAGAGTCAAGCCAAATTTCAAGATGGCGGATAAGTTCTGGCCGGGTAGCACAATGCTACCGCGCGTCCCGGGTAAACCTACGCGGCGCTGCGGCCGCCGAGCATGAAGCGCCGAGCGACGCCGCGAACTCGGCCCATTCGGCCCGTTTCTGGATCCAGTCCAGCCCCGCGCGCTTCGCGATACATCCCGTCAGGGGTCTGGCGATCTTCCTGTCGATTCAGATGCGCGCTTGGAATCCCCACGCGCGCCCCTGGATACGCTTCAGCTGCCGGCGAGCCGCGTCCAGCCGGCTCCGGGCCTGCTCCGAGCCAGGCTCCGCCGCGAGCGCCGCCTTCGCCCGCCGGAACTCCGCGTGTGCGATGTTGAGCCCGGCCACGAGCTGCCCCGGCAGCGGCGTGACGGCGGCGAGGACCGACGACGTCAGCGATTCGACGCGCGCCGCCGGCGCGACGCCGTGATTTCGCTCGTGCCACGCGCGCCGACGCTGGAACGCTTCGATGGCCTCAACCTCCTCGGGTGTGAGGTTTTCCACTTCCGTCCTTTCGTTGTGAACTGGAGACCGCGACATCGGCAAGCGCGCGGCGCGCGCGAACTGCGGCGCTCCTACGCATATCTCAACGATCGAAGTCTCGTTGAGGCACCCTTTCGTTGCTGCGACTGTCGCGGATCACGATGTCTCAAAAGAGCTTCAGGCCTTCCCGTTCGTTCCGCCTTCGGCTCCACTCTCTCAAGCTCCCTGCCGGTCGAGAGGTAGGGAAACGCCGCGCGGCGAGGCTGTCAAGAGCTGCACGGCAAGATTCTGCTGCGTATGCGCCGCAACGAGTTACGCCGAATCTGGCATTCCGAGAAATCCGTAAGTCGCTTGGTCAGCGGCAATTAACATTCGGAGTCACCCGAAATCGCGATTCTGAATTATGCCTTGTTGCCAAAGTGGGAAAACGATTTAGCGAGGATCGTGTTGATCTGCGTATTGAAGATGCCCGCTTGCTGAGCTATGATCGAAGCGCTCGAACGCCCCCGCCGCACGTCTTCCGGAGCCGAGGCACCAGGACGGCTCGCTTCGACCCTGACCGGAGGTGTGCAATGAACCGTTTGATCCCCGCGATTCTCCTGCTCGTCGTTCTCGCTCCCTCATCGGCCCGGTCCGAGCCCGCCACGATCGAGGTGGGATTCGGCCTCGGAAACATCCATCGCACGCTGACCTACCACGAGGCCGGGGGGTTCTCTCAGGATTTCGAGTCGGAGACGCAGGTGCGCCGGCTACGCGGAAAGTTGACCATCCCCTTCACGCCTGAGCTGGCCGGGGTGTTCTCGTACGTCCGCGCCAGCCAGCCCGACGGGCTCGACACCTATGGCGCCCAAGCGGGCGGATTCGAGGCGAGGGACCATTGGGACTTATTCGAATTCGGCTTCCGGCTCGCCCTTTGGGGGCGGAAGTAAATGGACGCCATCGGGATGCTGATGTGGGCGTACATGGTGACTCGATTCCTGCAGATCCCGGCCGAATACACGGGCGACAGCGAGCACGTGCGCAAATGGCTCAGGATCACGTCTGGTATTGGGATCGCCGTCGCGACCATTCTTCTCCTGGCGCTGCTCGCTGGAGTGAGCGGAGCGCTCAGGGCGCTCAGGCAGTACTAGGGCCGGCGTGGCCCCGAAGCCGGGGCCAGGGATGGATCAGCTAGAGGCGCTCCTCGCCAGGGACTACGAGAACAACGCACGACGCTCGCTGCGACGCGCGCGCGCGGCCTTCCGGCATGTCCGCGACCTACTCGCGGGACTCGACCCGGATCGCGCCTACGCGGCTACGCAGCAGTACGCGGTGCTTCGGCGCGCGCAGGGCGCGCAGCCGGCCACGATCCGCTACGAAATCGCGATCCTCGGGCGGGCGCTCACGCTCGCCTTGAGAGAAGGTTTGATCGCGCATCGGGCGGAGCTCGCGCGTCCGCGAGTGGACAACGCGCGCCGCGGATTCGTGGACGAACGCGGCCTCCGACGGCTGCTCCGGGAACTGCCCGATCCAATCGCCGACGCCGCACTCTTCGCCTACGTGACCGGCTGGCGACGCGAGGAGATCTTCGCGCTCACGTGGGATCGCGTCGAGCCGCGCACCTGGATCGCACGGCTGGACGGATCGAAAAACGGCGAGCGCCGCGCCTACCCTGCAGGCGAGCATCCCGAGCTCCGCAGGATGTTCGAGCGGCGCCACCAGGCGCGCATTGGACCGTACGTCTTCCATCGTCAGGGACTGCGGGTCGCTGCATTCTCGAGGTCTTGGGAATCCGCTTGCCGCAGAGCGGGCCTGGGGCCTACCTTGTTTCACGACCTCAGACGCAGCGCGGTTCGAAACTATGAGCGCGCCGGCGTTCCCCGATCGGTCGCTATGCAGCTCACCGGCCACAAGACGGAGTCGATCTACAGGCGCTATGCCATCACGAACGAAAAAGACCTCGCCCGCGGCGTCCGGCTCGTCGCCGCAGAGTCTCGGAGGCAAGGCTCGCGCTGAGAAGCTCTCTGCTCGGCGCCGGCGGGAGATCGCAGCCGTCGGCGGCAAGAGCGCTCAGCGTCAGCGGACGAAAGCGGAACGCAGCAAGAGCGCTTCGAAGGCCGCCAAGGCGAGGTGGGCGAAAGAAAAGAAGGCCTGAAAAAAGGCTTGCGCGGTCTAGCAAGCTCGCATATAGTTATCTGCAAGAATGCATCCGCACCGCGACGGGGATTTGAAGTCCTCGAGCACCACCAGATGCCGTGCGTTCCCGCGGTAACTCGGTGTAAGGCAGGAGGGTAGCAGTTAAATGGCCGGACGGGAAACTTTCGCGAGTACCCCCGTCCGGCCGCACAAATCGAACGACTGACCGGAGTCAGGCGTCCGCACGCGAGAGTAGGGCCGAACGCAAGATCGGTCAACCTCCCGTAGTGCGGCGCCGACTCCGCCGTCAGGACGTTCCGGCGGAGGGCTCCAATGCAGGCACCGACCATTGCCGCGAATCGATCGCGGCGACCTCGCAATGTTCCCCTCGATCAGCTCGCCAGAACTCTCGCCCACTCATGGGGTGCGCGCTTCATCGAACGATCCGCTCGCGAGCGCGCCGCGAATGATGAGCACGCGGCCGGCTGCCGCTGCCCCGAGTGTGATCCCGACTACAACGATCCGCGCCGCCTCGAGCGCGAAGCGTGCGAAGAGATCGAGCAGGAGCAGCGCGCGAACGGGGGTGAGCTGTGACCGCCGCCGAAGCTTTTTCGGCTGCCCGAGCTGCGCTCGAGGAGCGCGCGAAGGAACTCGATTTGATCCCGGTCAAGGAAGCGCGGGACACAGCGAATCAGTACCGCTGCGCGGCAAGTCAGCTCGCTCAGTTCCAGGAAGCCATCGGCGTTCTGACTCGTCCAACAGAGCAGCTGCTTTCCTATGCGCGCGAGGAGTTGCAGCGCGAGCGCGCGAAGGCGGGTGCTCGATGACCGCCGAGCTCGTCCGCTTCCCCCTCGCCGACCATTCTCTCGAGTGCCCCTTCTGCCGGAAGCGCGACACGACTCCCCTCGGCGCCGGCGCCTACCTCTGCGTGAACCGGGATTGCCCGGGCGCAGCGGGCAAGATCGCCGGCAAGTACGTCTCGATCCTCCACGTCGATGCCATCGCCGGCGCTCGGCTGATCCCGCTCGCGACGGCGTGCCTTCTGGAAGACGCGCGACGCAGGGATCCGCGCGCGCTGATCGCCCATCACCTTCCGGTGCGGGGCGCGAAATTCATCCGCGGCGACGAGCGCATGGAAGTGCCCGCTCCGCCGCGTCTGCGCCTCGTGCGCATGGGAGGCGTGGCGTGAATCCTCAGACCGCAACGAATCAGCCGCGGCGTCCGGACGATCCTGGCCGGGAGCTTTGGCTCCGCCAACGTCGGCAAGGCATCGGCGCCTCCGACGCCGCGGCGATCCTTGGCGTCCATCCGTACAAGACGGCGTTCGACGTCTGGCTCGAGAAGACGGGCCAGGTGAAGGACCGCCCACCCACGAAGCCGATGGAGTGGGGGCTACGGCTCGAGGACGCGATCGCGCAGAAGTACTCCGACGAGACCGGGCGGAAGCTCTGGAAGCCGGACCGGATCTACCGGCATCCCGAGCACGACTTCATCTGCTGCACGCCCGACCGCCTGGTGATCGGCGAGAACGGCGTTCCCACGATGGGGCTCGAGCTGAAGACGGCCGACTCGCACGTCGAATGGAAGTGGGGCGAGCTCGGCACGGACGACGTCCCGCGCGAGTACATCGTCCAGTGCGCGGCCTCCATGGCGGTGCTCGGCTTCGACCAGTGGGACGTCGCGGTCCTGATCGGCGGGAACGACGACCGGATCTACACGATCCGCCGCGACTCCGGCTTCGAGCGGCTCCTGATTTCACGGCTCTCCGAGTGGTGGGAGCGCTACGTCGTGAAGGACGAAATGCCGCCCACCGATCACGGCGATCTTGCGACCGCCTGGCTCTACGAGCGTCATCCCGAGAAGGGTCCCCGGATCAATGCCGACGAACACGCGCAGACGGTCGGCGACCGGCTCGTTCGCGTGAAGCGCGAGATCAAGGAGCTCGAGGTCACGGAGACCTCGCTTCGAAACCAGCTGATCTTCGCCTGCGGCGATGCCGCTGGGATCGACGGGCATGGCTGGCGCGCGCTCTGGTGCGGAGGGAACAAGAAGTCGGAGACGAATTGGCAGCAGCTTGCGACCGCGCTCATGTCGCGGCTGAACGCGCTCGGGCACGGCGAGGAGATCAACACGATGGCTGCGGCCGCGCGGT